ACGAGCAGTTACTGGGATTGAGTGATCACCAGCAGATGCAGTGGTAATGTTACCAAAGTCACTCTTTTTTAGTTTCATGCTTGAAAGCAATTCATCATCACCTGCAGTAAGAACAGCTTTTTCACCACTTGCGGTGTCATTAGCTGTGTCTGCTTTTGCATGTAAGGCTGATTGTTTGAAGCCTGAAAGATAACCAAGAACCTCTTGGTCATACTGGTCAGCTAGACGGTAAGCTGCACGATCTGTTGCTAGATCCATGAAGTTAACGTGGCTGTGTGCTTCTTCGATGTCATCCATCTTAAAAGCAAAGTAGTTACTTTTGTCTACAACCAGAGTGAAATCTTCATCGTCAAGGTCTTGTGCAGTGACAGTTGTACCGCGAGTATAAGACTGAACTGAGATTTCAGGTTCTTTGATAATACGCACTGTATCACCTTGGGCAGCTATCTCCCCAAAATAATCAGAGTTTGTAATATCGCCAACGGTAGCAGCTTTACGAAATGCAAGCTGTACCTTTTTAGAGTAGATTACGGGACTAAAATTACCATTAGGTAAATTGCCATAACCTGACGCACTTGAAAAAGCCATGGTATAATCCTCCTATAGTTTGGCTTTAGAAGCTAAACACACTGAAGAGGCTGTTACATTTTCTAGGGTGCAGATACTATTTAGTTGGCCTACCAAATAATTACTGGGCCTGTACTTGAACAGGTAGTTCTTTTAGTTTAGACTTTTAATGAAATAAACATTAACAAAAGGTAGTCAAGAAGAGGCTTTTGTTACATGTCCATAGTTATACTGTTGAATTTATATTTGTCAACAGTTATCTTGCAGATCCAGATACATCGTAAATAAATTTTCCACTGCGTAGTGCAGAGTTAATTTCATCTGATCTTTCTGAAAATTCTTTATCAGACATTCTAGCTACTTCAGACTCTTTTATAGAATCAGATGCATCTAAAATATCTACTTCTGTTTTACCCTTTCTTGTTACTGTCTTAGCAGCACTCTTTGTATTTTTCTTTTTGTCAGAAACAGTAAGACCTTTATCCATCTTATATAAATCAATAACTCTAATCACTGAGTCAGGATCATCTGAGTTTTCATATAGAGCATCTTTAACCCACTTAGGTTGCTCATCAGCCCAATCATGAAACCCATCTGATGCCCTAAGGTCATCAAAGTCGGAGTGAGCTTTACGTATTACATTCTCTGCACTGTCACGTTTTAACTCCATACGTTCTTCATCAATCTCTTTAATACGTATGTTAGCTTTCTCAAACATTTCTTGTGCTTGTTTAGCTGCAATTTTTTCTACAATGCCAGCTACATCAGGATATTCTTTTGCCCAACTTTCTATGTCTTCATCAGATTTAGGTGGTACTATACCTTCTTGTTTTGCTACTTTCTCTAAGCGGCTAAACTTTTCTTCCCACTCTTTTTCTTTTTCTTGTACATGTCGCCTAAGATCACCGTAACGTTTTTTAAAAGTTCTTTCTTCTGCAGATAACGTTTCTTCTTTAACTTCTGTATCGGTCTCTTCCTCTTGGGGAGTTTCTTGTTCTGCATCTACTGGGGTATCTCCCCTTGCTTCAGCTTCAAGTTTTTTAATCTCCTCTTCTTCAGCTTGCATTTTCTTTTGTTTCTTTTCGTAATTGTAACCACGATCAACAAATCCTACAGACTTTTTTGTTTCTACTTGTGTTAGTTCAGGCATATCCTATCTCCTTTTATGTTGGGGTCAGCCGTAGCTGAGTAGCCTTATAGTTATTTAGTTTAGGGGTTATTCATCAAATCCTGTCATTGCAGCTTTTATACCAGCAAACTCTCGTTCTTCATCTACATTTTTAGGTTGTATAGCACCTGAAACTATGTCACGTATTCTTTGTTCCCGTCTTTGGTCATCTATTCTGCTACTTGAAGCACTTTCTCTTGCTTGATCTCTTTCATATTTTTCAGTAGCAGTAAGTGTAGGTTTTGTTACAAGAGGTCTTGGACCTGGCCTAATAGAGCCTATTTCTTCAGCAGTGGGTGCTAAAGAACCAGTTCGTTTATATCCCCCAGTTACAATAACAGGTGGAGTACTTTCATCATCATCATGATCTACAGGTGTTGTCATAGTCGGATCATAAGTCATATTTTTAGGTGCATTCTTTTTGAGTTGTTTTTCCCAATCCTTATCAGTCTTAAAAATTTTATTACCAAACACATCTACAGAATCTTTAAATAGCCCAGCATCAACTTGAGTACTATTAATTTGTTTTGCTAGTTGACTACCAGTAATAAAGGGTTTAAGTTTACCTAAATTGTTACTATTAACGTAATTATTAAACTTAACTTTTAAAGCATCTACATCTTTTCCTTGAGCTTCAAGTATTGCGATGTTAGCTGCAACTTGAGCTGCATTAGATGCTTTTGCAAACTTACCTAAAACTCCTCCGCCAAATATTATTTCAGCTGCACTACCTAACATAGTTGTAGGTCCATCTAAAGCTTTTGAAGTTTGTTGTTCTAGATTATTAAAGTCAGTGTAATCATAACTATCCATCCAAGTTGTACTATCTTCGCCTTCATCTTCATCTTCTCCCCCATTGTCTTCGTCTGTTTTAACAACAGGTGGTGGCATTTCACACATCTTAGTTTCTGGATTATAAACCATACCCCTAGCTGCACAGGAAGCTTCTGTTTCTACTTCTACTGGTGGTGTAACTGTTGAAGTTTTTCCTGCTGGCCCAAATAAGGTGCTACCTAAACCTACATATTGCATTGGATCAAAAGTTAAACCACCTTCATTCATACCTACAGCATCACCAAATTCTTGCTGTAGTAAACGTTTAAATTCTTCATCAGAAAGAGTTTCTTCTTGTGAAGTTGCAACAGGTTCACCACCTATTCTACCATTTGCTTCCATAGACTGCAAGCCCATTTTTGCTTCTGTACGAAGATCTTCAAAAAACTTTACTCCAAAGAATCTAACAACATCAGCGGGTACAACATACTCACCTTCAGATAGTTGAGCAGGTATATCATCACGTACTTCTGAAGCCATAGAACCTGAGGGTACTTCATTGCCAGATACAGGGTCTTGGTTCATGCCATCGTCTTTTAGTCCACCTTCTTGCATAAAGGCCATTTCCATTTGTTTATTATCCATTAATCTTATCCCTCAAACGTAATAGTGATCGTAGTGCACGTATCTCACCTTGCAGTCTGTAGATCTCATCAATCTCCCTAGACTGCTCTAGTGTTACATGTGTAAAGGCTATCCGTTCAGCAATCTCTTCGATAAACGGAGTGTATAACTCTGGGTTATTTACAAAAGGTTTTAGTGTATTATTCACGACGAGTTTCATTGTATTTGTTGTTGACCAGTATTAGCTGAGAAGCCCTGTTCTCCTGGTGTAGGAGCTGTACCAGTACCTATGTTACCACCCCCGCTACCTTGAGTATCCTGTACCTGTGCGCCAGCAGGAGCGCCCTGAGGAACTTGTCCTTGTGCTGTAGGTGGTTCTGGATTTTCAGCTTTAAACTTCTTAAGTATCTCTGCTTGTACTGCAGCATCAGACATAGAATTAACAAGCTTATCTGAATCAAGATCCATAGACTTAGCAATCTCACGAATAATATAATCCATCTTAGCAAATGGAGCTAATACAGGATTTTGTACAACTTGTAAAAATTGCATTAATCGTTGACTTCGTACCTCATTAGCCATTAGGCTTTCAGTACCACGAGCTTTTACTTCAAGATCACCTTTAATTTCTTCGTCGTAATTAAACTGCATGTTAAAACTAAAAAAAGCTTTAGCAAGTGGACCAAGCAAATAATCATCTACATTTTTAACTACATTACGGATAGAGCCGTTGGCAGCAGACATAAGCATAGAAATACCAGAGGCTGTACGACCAACACCAGACACCCCTGTCTGACCATGTGCAAAAGATGGAAATCCAGTTGATTCATCTGCTAATACCCTCGCTTTATCAAACATCTGCATGTTTTCATTAGATACATTAGGAAACTTAGTACCAAAGATAGCTTGACCAGGCGCCCCTCCCTGTCTCCTGAACACTTTCCCTGGATACACGGAGAGGTCTTGCCCTGGGACGAGATTTGTCTCGTCAACCTCAATAAGCATATTACCTGATAATGCGGCATTATCTACTGCCATACGCATAAACCCATTCATTAAGGTTTGAGTATCATCCATATTTTCTGCAATACCAATACCAAAAAAACTATAAGGGCTTACTTCATAAGGCATAGAAAAATACGGAATAATTGCAGGTGTAAAAGGGTTCATAACTAAACGTAACACTTGTCCATTACAAACCCAGATGTTTACACTTAGTTCATCCATATCAGAAAGCTCTGAAGGAATATCAATATCATGACCTTCAAGAACTTCTTTATCTACATTACCCCAAAACTCAAGAACTTCATAACGCTCTGTTCTAGTTTCTTGAGCATCATCTTCCATAACTTGTTCCCACCACTCTTTAGTATAGGACTCACCAAGTTTAATTGAATTATCAATAGCATTGGCACGGAAGAAAGGTCGGCGTTTAAGTGCACGTAGTTGTGAACGAGACATTTTATGGCGTTCTACAACATACTCAGCCTCATCCATATTAGATGCATCGGGGTCTGGATAAAAGTTCCATATAGATACAGAAGAAGTTTGTGGTACTGTCTTGTAAGTTGGTGAATACTCCCCACCTTCAGCCCAGTTAGGATATTCTTTATCTACTGCAAATGGACCTTTCATTACACCTGTACCAAATAAGGCACATTCAAAAGCTGCTACACGTAATTGTTTATTAGCACCAGACTCTTCTAGTTGATCTTGAATTTGTTTTTCCATCTTTTTTGCAGCAACCATTGCAGGATGAAAAGTAATTTCAGTGGGGGTATTACCATTACCTTCTTTAAGAAGGTCCATTACAGGTTCAAATTTATCTTGCATACCCGCTAGACGTTCTCGAAGATCCGTCATAGTTTCTCCAGGCAAGAGTTGCATGTCCTCTTGACTAGGGCCACTTTTAGCTTTTTGCATATCTGGGTTAGATTCAAAATATACAGATTCAGCTACACCTTCAGGAAGAGTAGTGGGTTCAATGCTAATAGGAAATTTATTATTTCCGAATAATACTTCTACGATTTGACCATATGCAGCAAGTACTTTTGTTTTAGTTACTTTAACAAATACTTTAGATTTTTCTGTAGAGGTAAATTGTACATCAGGTCCATAAATACCACGATAATTACGGTAAGCTTGAATCCAACGTTGTTCTTCAGTTTCACGGGCAGTAGAAGCTTTACTGTATTTTTTTTGAACTAAACCTACAATAGTACCTGAGGCTGGATCAGAGTAATCTTCCGCCTTAATATCATCTAATGCATTAGAATCTATTGACTCCATCGTATCTTCAAAAAATTCATCTTCTTCCATATCTTATCCTTAATAGCCAAAGGTTGCGTCTGAAACTTGAAATCCTGTACTATGATTATTAGGATCAAAATCAAATAGACTGCTTCGTGGTCTAGTCATTATACCGTACCTTAAAGCATCATACAAGTGATCTTCTGCGTGTGTATCTACATCTTCAGGGTTGTTTTTATCTAAAGGTATAGCTGGTATCTGAGAAATAGTATTAGTGCAGTTATTAAAAAAAACCATTCTTGGTTCTTCTGTAAACTCATCTATTTGTAATCGCCTATGTATTTCATTTTTACCAGCTACACGAGAACCCCTAGATCTATCTGAAGGTCTCCAACGGCAACCTTTCATAATCATTTGTTCAGCAAGGCTAGGGCCAGTATCACCACGATTATGCCAAAGAGAAGAGTCAAGAACTCCATATCGTATTTTTTCACCGTCTTCAGCTTCTAGTATCATATCCGCTAGATCAGTAGCGGTAACTTTAGAAACATACATTTCTCTGTAGATAATTAATTGTTCAGACGGACTTACAGTAAACCAAAGAACTCCTGTAGCAGACCCATAGCCATAGTCACAAGCTCTAAACTTTACCCAGCTGTTAGGTATATCAAAAGGTTCTACTACATGTTCTTTACGATTAAACTCTGGAAAGGCTGCACCTTCATTGATATCCCAGTCACCTTCTAGTAGCTGCCTTCGCTGATGCTCAGGTAACGACAGAAGATTAGCCTCATACATGCCATCTTCTGCTAGGTAAGGATTATCGAATAAGGTAGCAGGTATAAACCTACGTTTAAATAGTGGCTCACCTTCTCGACTATGACCTTTTGGCCAGCATATAACTTCACCACTATCTGTATCCGTTGCCCAAAATGTTTTGTTAGGAGTGTTAGGGTCAATAAAAGTTTTTTTAACCCACTGATGACCTGGACCTCCAGGGTTGCTAGTAGCTCTCATGTAAAGTGGTAAGCCACTAGCTTTAGTTGTTCTAAGCCGTGACCTCATATAATTCCAAGGATATGGGGTAGGCCACTGTGTAAGTTCGTCAAAGCCAATCCAGTTAAAGGCCTGACCTTGGTATCTCATAACATCATCGTCACGGTCTAGGTAAGACATCCAGAGAGTTGCACCACTAGGGGCTACCCAAGTCTTATCTCGTTCCATAAACTTAATTCCAGGAATAGCTTTAGGGTAAAGCTGTTTAGATACTGAAATAAGTTCTCTAAGTTCTTCTGTACTTCTACGTACTAAAAGCATCCTAGCATTAGGATTACCTAGATAACGAACAGGATCAGCAACCATAGCATAAGACTTGCCTCCACCAGCTGATCCTCCATATAACACTTCTTGCTCTGTAGAAGCAAGAAAGTCTGTCTGTGGCCCCTCATTGGGTTCAAAGATAACTTCACGAGCTATCTCTTCATAGTCTAGAGCTTCAGGCTTTGGCTGGGCTGGACTCTTCTCTACCACCACGGATTTGGGCTTCGATTTTTTCCGCTTTGTCGAGCGCCTCTTTGTATCGCTCGGCAAGGTAGCGTTGGTTTGCAGCTTCTCTCTTACGCTTCTGCTCAAGTCTAACTCTCTTGTATAGTCCTACATGTGATATATGTCGACCTGATTGATCACTTAACCAGTTGGCTACATCACGATAACTGTACTGCTTTAGGTGTTTCTTTGCTTGTTCGTACAGTTCTAATTCTTCTGGAATAGGTATAAGAATATCTTTGTCATCTGGATCTTGTAAGTACCCAAATGGTACTTGTCTACCTACTCTTACTACTGGATGCCAAACATAGCCACTTTCGGTTTTGTCAGGCTTTGGAAGTTTCCAAGTTTTATCAAGCTTCATTTTCTTTAGGTGGTAAAATAAATAATGGGTTTTCTGATTTGACTTCTACCTTGTCGGTCTTTACAAAACCAGCACGGTCTAAGAAATCTTTAGCAGCAGCCATCTTCTCTTTATTCCCTAAGTCTGTTGGGTTAGTCATAACATTCATCAAGGACCAAACAGCACGAGGGCCATTGGTAGCAATAAAGTCACGGGTACGATTAGCTATTTCATCTTTTAAAGGAGCCATAACTCTCGTTGATGACTCCCCTTGGGCATAACCTGCAATCTTAAGTGCTCGTACTGGATCACCTTCGGCTTCACCAAATAACGCATCAAGAAACTTTTGTTGCTTTTCCGTCATGTAATTTTCCTATGCGGTTTTACTTTGGCTCTAACTTTTTTAGGTTGAGCCACAAACTGCTTACCCGCCTTAGTGCCTTTTCGTTTTGCTCGTGTTGTAGCGGCATACTCAGAAGAACTAAGAGACTTAATAGCCTTCTCAGGTAGATACCTTTCGCCTGTAGCCTTTGGACCTTGCGTTGATGGTTTACCACTCTTGGTTCTCCATTTCTGCTTAGTCCAAGACTTCAGACTTTTTTGTGACTTAGAAAGGGCCATTACTTATAACCCCCGCCCTTTGCTTTGTATTGTTTTGCAACCATTTGGGCCTTCCTA